GTCTCTTCCGATGCGTCCTCGTCGTCGTCAAGGTCAATGGTTGGAGTGTTGTTGAAGTAGTCCGAGGCGTTGTCCTCAGCGTCGTCTCCCGACTTGGGAGCCTCAACCTTGGGTGGTGCAATCACAACGAGACCCACGGCACACTCAATGGTGGCGGAGAGTCCATATTGCTCGGACATGGAAGTGGTGACGAGCGCCAATACCTCGGAGTATTTGCCGAAGCGGTTGGCGGTAGCGGTGTCACAGAGAGCGTTGAGCATCAAGCCCTCGCCCGATTCAATGGCCTCAATGGTCATGGTTGAATCGTCCTTGAGGAGCATTTTCCCGAAGGTGTTGCCTGTCTTAGAGGTCTGAACACCAGCGTATGAAACAGTCGCTTGGACCATGCGGTAATCGTTGCGGTTGCGTGAAATCTCGTTTTCAAGTTCAGCAATCGGAGTCACATCGTAGGTTTCTTTGAGCACATCGGCAGGAGAGCCGTGCTCGTATTCTTCCTCGGTGAATGTCGTCATACCCGAAAGAGGTCGCAGGTCCAAGACCTCTGCGTCAAGGTTGCGGCAGGAGACCGATGCGTTGTAGGAACAACCAGCAACGAGGTCATCCGCGATGGATGCGTCTTCATCCCATAGGGACATTTTGAACAGGGCTGAATCCATGGTGGAGTCGCCATCTTCAACGATGACTTGACCGAACACATTGGCCATGGCTCGGTTTGTTCGGGTCATGCGAGAATCAACGGCCCACACATCAAGATGAACCATGAAGGACTTCTGACGAAGCATGGCGGACAGGTCAGTCATGACACAGTTAGCCACGAACATTTGAGCGTTCTTTGACTTCATTCCACCGAGTTCATTCACGGTGTCTTTGAGTTCGGATGCCTTCTTGCGATAAAGGGTCACAACAGGTTGGGCGTCTTGGAAGATACCGTTTTGAATCCCTTTGTCAATGAAAGGTTGAAGACGGCTTTTTACGGAGGCGGGCAGATTTTTTGCTGACATATCCCCGACTTAATCCCCCACCTATATGAAGGTCAATCGTCTTCTTCAAGTCCCGAGAGGTGAGCGTCCATCATCGCTTCCCACAGGTCGTCGTTGCCCAAAGAGGCCGACTGCGAGGCAGTCTTGATGGCTTCCTTGACTTCACGACGCTTGGAGAGAGCGCTGGTTGCATCAGTCGTAGCGTTGAACCAAGCATCCCCAGCAAACAAAGAATCTCGGTGTTTTGACGCCTTGCCTACAATATCCCACAGGAGCGTGTTGCGTCCAGCAGGCCGTAGGTAGGATGGTAGGAACAGAGAACGCCAAACCTCGGATGCCTCTTTGTCGGGACAACCGATTGAGCGGAGTAGGTTTTTGTCTTGCGCCTTCATTGGAAAGCGGTGATTTGCTGGCTCTGCGCTGGCCAAAATATCAGAATACTCATCGGCAATAATATGCAAGTTTGACGAAGCCGCTTCCACGAACAATGGGGACAGGGCATAGTCGTCCATGAGTCCGACTCGGGATTTGACGAGACGGTAGGACTTCTTACCCCCACCGCGCCCTCCGCCTCTCCTACCGACCTCAATAAGGCCAGCATCCTCAAGCGTGGGAAGGTGCTTCTCCTTGAGAGCGTTCTTGCTGATGGTGAATGCGTGGATGCCGAGCCATTGGAGAATGTTGTCCTCGGTGAGCGGGCGTTTGGATTCTTCCATGACAGTCATTTGCTGATATACAGTCCAAGTGTCGTCGGGGACTCCCGATAAACTGGCTCTGAGAACGAGGTCGCATAGCATCAATCCAATGACATTATCTTCCACGGAAGCGAGGAGGTATTCATCTCCGTCCGAGTCCGTTTGAACAGGTCGCTGGTGCTGATGCAGTAGGGCTACGGCATCAATGATGGATAGCACTTTCCCAATGTCTCGCTGATGCTGAGCGTTGCGAGCAGGGAAGAAGTCCACCATGAGTGGGGCGAATATGTTTCGCACACGGTATCGTTTGAGTGAGAGCATAGACGCTTGAAGCATTTTCAAATCGGTGTGGACTTTGAAGGTCTCGGGGCGTGCCTTAGCCAACAAAGCGTTCTTGACAACCTCTCCGACTTTCTCCACAGTCGTGTCGGGAGTCATAATCAATTGACGGGTGATTTGCTCCTGTTCGCTTGGGTTGCGAGTGGTGAGTGTGATGAACGACGGACGACCTCGGATGATGAAGTCCCGTGTCTCTATTTCTCCCGATAACTCGTTCTTGATGGGCGTTTTCCAAACGAGTTCGGTGTCGTCTCCCGACATGATGGGCTTCATCTTGCGAATGAACGCAAACGATTCGTCTTTTTCCAAGACCACGATGCAACGACCGTCCACATTGACGATGAAGTTCCCGTCCTCGTCCACCTCATCGTAGTCGTATTTCAGCGCCTCCTTGGAAGCACCAGCGAGAACCATAATCATGGACTTGGGAAACCCGTTGCGGGCGGTCAGCGTCATGTAGGTCTTACCACTTGACGACTGCCCAATCATCTCAAGGTTGAGTGGGTTGTCGGTCTTGCAGGACAGGAATACGAGGAAGGTGAGAAGTAGGTTGGCGTCGTCTCCGACGAACGGGGTCTCACGGCTCTCGTGGAGAACCTCGTTGATGCGGTCCAGTAGGAACCGCTCTCCGAGGAACTTGCCGATGGTCGTTGGGTCAATGTCACCGTAGGTGGACGACTCGCCCTCAAGTGACATGACCTCTGCGGTCGTTTTGTCTTCCATGGTGGCGACGACATAGGTTCCCTCACGGAGAATCACGCCAGCCTTGAGCATCGTGGTAGTGAACTCACCTTTGAGTTCCTCGTCCTTGAGCGATGACTTGGCCAGCCGAGCGATTGAGTGCTGAGACAGGACATTGACCTTGCCTTTGGGTTCACCGTCCACCTCAGCGCTGAACTCCATGCGTCCCTTGGTGGACGACAGGAAGGTCAATTTCACGGGCAAGTCTGCGGCATCAAATAGGAAATCGGATGAAGACTCGGTTGATTGGTGGACGACAATATCGGGGGCCATGCTCACCTCAAGCCCACCCCCACCCTCTTAACAATGATGCAGGCCACCCCCTTCTCTCTTTCATACATACATGTTGTCTATTGTGTGTGTGTGTTAGTGTGTAAGTCTGTTTCAATCATTGGGGGTAGCCCCCCTATGGGGGGCTAATGATTCGGACATTTTCGGATTTTTGACCTTGAGAGTGCTCAGAAACTATCGGTCGTGCGTTTCTTCATGTCTCGTTTTGTGAAAATGTCCCCATCATTAAACGGGGGTCGGGAGTGCCGCAGAGCCTATGTTTCAGTCGGGTGCGACACCCCCTAATTGACAAAGGCGCAAGCGCCCTTGCCGCCATATATGCGAGTCTCCTCGCATTCGTCGCCCTCTGAGCAGACGGTGGGGCTTCCACCCACATGGCCTTGTATTCCATCCGAGGGGCCACACCCATATAAAAGTTCCGATGGCCGATAGGTTCATATAGGGGAGACCCATACGATAGATTGTTGGGGCAACAACCCCGACCGAAGAACCTCCCGAGTCAAATCGGGGGGGTGTAGTGCTCGGAGACTGCCCCAACGGGAAACCGTGGCGGGGGAACTGAGCATAACGAGACGCAACGAGCCACGCCCGACCGCCAATCGGGGGACGATGAGGTGCCTTAACGGCGCCCCTAACGAGGACCTCTCCACGGAGATGAAGATAAGAACCTCGCGCCTGTCAGCACCCCGTCTCGGCTACATACAGGACAGTCCCCCAAGGGGCGGTGTGTTTAGCGGAAGGTGAAATACCTACGAGCGGACGCATGGCGGAGCAATTCCACCGCCCTCATACACACCCAACCCCTTGGCGGACACCTCGTCGCACGCTCACCCGAACCGTGCACCGTGAAGGCCAAATAAAAGGCTGGTGCATGGGGGGGAGAGGTGAACCGTCGGCGGGGGTCCACCCATTCACAACGACAGGCCGCTTGCGAAGCGCAAAGTGGCCACGAGGTTCGCCGATTGGCGGCCCACGGAGAGCGTCATACGCGCCCCTTCGGGCGTCAATTCCCAGCCAACCGAATAGACTCGGTGGCGGCCAGCGATGCCCGCCGCTGATGCGAACTCCATCACATCACCAGCCCGAATATCAAAACGCTCGGGCAGTCCCTCCACGATGAACTGTTCTTGAGTTCGTCCATTGTTAGACAACATCAAGCGAGCGAACTGCTCGGCCTGCCTGTCATCTTGGACCGTGGATTCTTGAACGACCCGATGAACGGGTCTTCGTGGGTAGGCATCATCACCTTCGGGTGGGTAAGTGAATGAAACCCCAGCCGTGTTATTTTGCACAGTTATGACATTGAAAATGTCAAGGTCTCCCTTGACACGCTCCACACTCGTTGGGTAAAAGTCCTGTGGGACTGCCGTGCGAGGCATGCGCCCAGCGACCAGCGGGGTTAGGTTGGCGTCGTCCACCTCAGCGAGAGAGCGTAGGTGAATGTAGCCCTTGGAGTCTGCGTAAATCGTCATAGGCGCTGGCGCTATGTTGATGAAACCAAGCACAGTTTGAACTGCTTCCAACAATGTCTTGCCTTTGAGCACGAGACCAGTCGGAACAGAGACGAGGCTTTGAGTGCTAATACGGCCAATAGGTGGAGAGTATGACGATTGAGCGACGATGCCTTTTATGACGGAGGCGGCATCTCCTTGAATGAGCAATTCGTCGTTTAGGATAGTCTCGTTGGTTAGGAATCCCAGCGGGTCAAGGCATGTTAGAATGACCTCGTTCGTATTTTCTTCAAGGTCCGAAACGAATCCCGTGAAGATTAACGGAGGGTTTGCCCAGCGGCGTGGAGCGGCATAGACTTGGATTGTGTCTCCGATTTGAGCCACACCCGCTCTCCGACCGACGACCGATGAAATATGAACGGTGAGCCGACGAGGGGCGTTGAGTTCGTGACGAGATGAAACCGAGAGAACTCCGTGAATGGATTTGCTCCCGTTGAGAACGACCGTGGGTGCTCGTGGTGTTGCCTCGTCCGAGGCTATTGGCCCGTATAGGTTGCGGAAGAATACTTGGCGAGAGCGGACGAAGAATACTTGGTGAGGCCACCCGTTGCGTAGTCCACCAAGTCTCATTTGACGAGGACGATTTGTATATTGTAAGCCCTCGGGGTTCCACCCGCCATCGCTGAATCCGAGTTCTCCAAGATTGAAGGTCGGAGATGGTAGGATGGTTGATGGATAATTGCCCTCTGTGGGGCCGCTGGTGAAGGCAAAACCCCCTCGGGGGCCTCCACCCCTACGATTCACAATATCATAGCGGTCGGGGAACGGAGAGGTGCCGAGATAGCCATAGCCCAAACCAACGGTCTTAGCGGTGAGGTCTCCATGAAGGTGAGGGTCAAATGGTCGGGGAACGGAGAGGCTCGTGTAGCAAGTCGTGGTAGTTTTGTCAAGCACCCAGCCACCCACTTCGTTGGGGAATGGGATGAGACCAAGGCCGAAGTCACTTGGATAGTGTGCGGGGCGCTCCATGAGTTCTTTCTCAGAAGGCACGGAGTTCATCGCAGGCGCAGGGGCGCGTCGGATTCGCTCTCGTTGCGTATCAGCCCATATTCGTGAAGCCCAGCGAGCCACGGCAGTCCGTGGGCGCCTTGGGTCTTGTCCCAGCCTCTCAACCTCGTCCAGTAGGACCTTGGGTGGGGTGATGATGAACGGGTCGTCCACGGGCGCTCTGACGATGCGCTGAAAGCGTTCGGTCTCGTCGCCCATGCCTCAACGATGGGGGCACGGGTTATTGAGCCTTCAC